TTCCGCCCGTTATAATTGGAGCTTGCTACCTCTAATTACCCTCTTGCGAAGCGAAGAGCGAACAGCACTCGAATCATGGGAAATACAGCGAAATCCGGGCCACGCCCTCTGAATGTCCGGCAGGAGAAGTTTGCGCAGTTGGTTGCAGGGGGAATGCCAGCCATAAGAGCCTACGTGAAAGCGGGTTACAGTAGTAACGGACGCAACCCAGAAGGCAGCGCATCGAGGCTGATGCTTGACAATGCTGGAGTTGCGCAACGCATTGCCGAACTGAAGGCAGGCAATGAGAAGAGATCAGAGTTTACCCGCGACGACATGGTGCAATGGCTTGTGGACGCGCTGAAGACGCCGGTGGGCAATATCGATGAAACCCACCACCTCGCCCAGGAAATGGTGTCAGAGGAAATCTTCGTAGAGCAAAAGGGCGGACAGATCCTGAAGCGCCGGATCAAGACCGTCGGGAAGAATGAATGCGCGCGCCTGCTCTGCGACATGATGGGCTGGAAGGCTCCCGAGAAGCGCGAGATCGACCTTGGAGACAAGACCCTCGACGCCGTTCGGGAGAAAGCGGCCAACATCGTCTCACCCCTCGCCCGCCTCGCCGAGTGAGTTGGAAACCCTACAACTTCCAAACCAATCCGGACCCGCTGATTGCGAAGTTCGACGGGCTCTTGCTCGAACTCTCCACCTCGACCGATGAAGAGATCCTTACCGCGGCAATGGCGAGCCCAGCGGTGCATTTCTCGCTCTTCTGCCGGATCAAGGACGAGGACAACAAGATCATCAGTCCGCGGCCAAACGTCCTGCAACTGCGGATGGCGGAGACCTACGAGACTCTCAAGCAACTGAAGGTCCGCGTCCGGATCCTCGTCACCAAACCGCGGCGGGCCGGGTGCAGCTCGTTCGTGGAACACATCGGCTACCACGATGCGATGCGCCGACCGATCGAAGGATTGACCATCGCGGACGACAAGGAGGGGAGTAAGAGCGCCATGGCCAAGCTCCAGAGCTACGGCGAGTATGATTCCTACCCGTGGAAGATCACGGTGGTTCAGGATTCCACGGCATCCATATCCTGGAGCAACGGCAGCAAGTGGACCGTGGACACCGCCCGCAACCCGGACGCCGGCGCGGGAGACACCCGGCAATTCGGTCACATGTCGGAAACCTCGAAATGGCCGCAGACGACGACGCTCAATGACGAGCGCACAATGACCTGCGCGATGCCGACGTTCTCCGGGATGGATACGACGGTTTTCAGCGAGTCCACACCCGAGAAGGCCGCGGGCTGGCAATACAAGACGTGGGGCAAGGAGGCGATGTGGCTCGACGAGTTCATTGAGCGCTGGAAGCAGGGATTCCGACCGGAGGAACAATGGATCAAAGTCTTTGCCGCATGGTATGAGTTCGAAAAAAACTGCCGGCGGACCAAATGCACCGATGCCGAGATCCAAGAGATGCAGGAAACGCTCTCCGAGATCGAGATTTCCGAGATCGAGAAATACAAGCTGACATGGGAGCAGGTCGCTTGGAGGCGGGAGACGATCAAAAACAAGTGCGGCGGTTCCGAAAAGGTGTTTTCGTTCTACTACCCGAGCGATCCTGTCTCGTGCTGGCTGGCTGGCGGACTGACTCAGTTCGACATGCAGAAGCTCGTGGAGATGGAGAACATCGCGATGACGATTATCCCCGAGCGCGGGTATCTCATCACCCAGCATGACGGGCAGGTGTCATTCGCGATGCAGCACGATGGGACCGGCGACATCGAGATTTGGGAAAGGCCGATCATCGGCTGCCGCTACCTCGGAGCGCTCGACCCGGCCACCGACAAGAGCCAAACCATTTCCGCGGATCCCGACCGGCATTCCATCGCCATCTGGCGGGCAGGCTACCACGACACGGCGCACGATGTTTGGCGGAATGCGAAACTGGTGGCCCGCGTGAAGGGCCCCTACTACGCTGACGGCGACGAGGTGGCGGATCACATGATCCGGCTTTCCAAGTATTACGGGACTTGTCTCGTCGCCCAGGAGGTGATGTGCGGCCTCGACATCCTGAAGCGACTCCAAGCCGCGGGAATCCCCTGCTACAAGCGCCGGCCACTTTCCGCCCGGACGAAGAGCATCGTCGAGCAATACGGATTCAAGCTCATGTCGGGAGAAGACCGGACGGCAATCATCGATCGCTACACCGCGGCGATGCGCGAGGGAGCGGTGGACGTGCATTGCCTTCACACCATCGGCGAATACAAGAGCTTCATCGTCAATCTGGCCAAGGGACGGGCCGAGGCGGCCGGTGGTTGCCACGATGACGACGTGATGAGGGATGTCATGGCTTGGGAGTGCATGGAGCAGGCGACGACCTACCGGATTCCCAAGGCGAAGAACGTGGAGCCGCGGGACGAGGGTCGCAACGGATGGCGGACTGTGAAGGGGACAGGCGCGCGCTGAGTTCCGCCCGTTTCATCCGCCCGGAATCTCTGCCATTCTCCGCCCATGACACGATCCCAACAAGCCACCGAAGCAAAGAACCTCCAGGCGAATTCCATGCTGGATGCGTTGAACGTCGATCTGACATCCACCGACCAGACATTGACCAAGCAGACCCGCAAGCTGTTCATCGGCGGTGCTGGCACGCTGAAGGTGACGATGGCATCCGGCAAGACGCTGACCTTCACCGGAGTGCTCGCCGGATCGTATCTGGATCTGGCAGTGACAAAGGTTTTCAAGACCGGGACGACTGCCACGAACATCGTTGCGCTGTTCTGATCCTTTCCCCGTCGTCGGAGCTCGGGACAGTATTCCGGCGATGGCATCCCAAAACAGTGCCCGCATCGGTTCCATGGCTGGTTGTCGATGCGGGCTTTTTCGTTACTCCCCCACGGCAATCCGCCCGTTACGCCCCGCGCCTGTGGCGAGCATGATCCCCCATCATGCCACGCCGCCTCTCTCCCGCCGAACAGGAAGTCCAGGATTACATTTCCGAAGCCCAAGCGGGCCGCGCCGGGGTGAATCCGAAAGCCCAGACGCTCGCTCGATCATCCAATCCTTTCATGGCCCGCCAAGGCCAGCGGATGGTCAACCAGCAGCTCGACCAGAACGCCCGCAACATCGAGGCCGATGCCGCCGAAGCGGAGCGCCAAGCTGCCAAGGCCGCGCGTGAGCAAGAGCAGGCGGCAGCCAAAGCCGCATCGGACGCCGCCAAGGCCGCCGCGGCCGCCCAAGCACAAGCCGTGCGCGCCGGTGCCGCCGCCGGCATGCAAACCCAAACCGACATCACCACCGGCAAGCGGACCATCGCCACGCATCCCGATGGAGCGCCCGTGTTCAAGACCGGAGAGGTGGGAGCGCCCCGCCCGATGGTCGCCCCGACCAATGACCCGACGCAGCCCGCGCCCGTCGTCGGACTCCAGCAGGAATACCGGAACGATCGGGGCGAGACGAAAAGCCAGGCGGTCCCCACCAAGATCGATCCGAAGACCGGAGTCGTCACCGTTCCCGGCAAGGATGCGTTCGGAGCGCCATCGCCTCAACAGGTGGGAATTGATCCGGTCATCGCTCAGAAGTCACAGCGCCTTATCCAACTCGAACAGGATGCCGCTGCGACCGACCTGAAGCGCCTCCAACTCAGCCAAGCGCGGACCATGCTCGAACCACGATGGCAGCCAGTGAAGGCTGAGTATCAAGCCGCCAAGTCGAAGCTCGAATCTTTGTCAGGCCAATACGTGCAGGAGCCGAAGCCCAAACCCGGCCAACCGGCCCGGTGGGGAAAGATCGGGGAATCCGGAATCTGGCAGCCGATCCTGCAGCCCGGCCTCAATGACAAGTTCCTACGCTGGCAACAAGACATGGCCGACGCCAAGCGCCGGGTGGAAGCCGCGGAGAAGCAACACGGCCCGCTCGCCGCGCAGAATGAGAACCTCACCCGCGCTGAGCGTGAATCCCGCCTGCAATGGCTCAACAATCGGGCGGAGAAGATCCGCATCGAGCGAGGACTTCCCGATGACGACGGCGGGGTGTCCATGACGCTGGCCCGCGCGGAAGATCCGAGCATCGGAGATCCGCATGAGGATGCGATTGGAGAGATTCAAAACGTCGCATCTACATCCGTTGATGCGAATCAACCCGCATTGACGGCAGCCGGTGACAATCCGTCACCACCTGCCGCCGCTCCGGTCCCCGCCCCGGCCACTCCCGCCGTCCAGGACGCATTCAAATCCCTCCAAGGACTGCAAGGCGTCACCTTGAAGAACGAGGGCGCTTTCACCCAGCTCAACCGCAACGGGACATGGATTGCGTCCCTCGAAAAGAACGACGCCGGCGAATCCATCGTCACGCTCCGCGATTCCGCGCGCGGCCAAGAGGACATCACCCAGATCGTCCGCGACACGTCGGCCGGAATCCCGATCTACCTCCGCGACAACCCCGCCCGCCCGAAGATCGCTGAGGAAGCCGCCAAGGTCGCCGGCATCTTCCAAGTGGTCAACGATCCCGCGCTTGGCGGAGATCCAGCTGCCATCGCCCAGACGCTTGCCTCGCAAGGCCTCGACCCGATGACCATCCGCAAGGCGGTGGACAACGGCGAAATGTCCGTCCAGTCCGGCAAGGTGATCCTCCGCGAGGTGTGGGGTGACAGTCTCGAAGCCGACAAGCACGGCGATCCCGCCAACTTCCAGCGCTGGCTCCAGGAAACCACGCAAGCCGACAACCGCCGCCTGCAAGAGTTCTACTCGAACCCCGCCCTCGTCGCCCAGAACTCGCCCGGCAAGCGGATGGAGCGCGCCACCAGCACGAGCGGAATTCCCGGCATCACCTCGACCTACTCCAACAGCGAGCGCGAACAGGTCAGGATGGATTACACCCGCGATTGGGCGATGAAGAACGCAGGCAAGCCCGGCGTGGACCGCGCCGCGGTGAAGGCAGCCTACGCCGACGCCGGCCAAGTGAAGGGCGGGAAAGGCACAAACGCCGCCAACGCGCTCCGCGACCTCGTGGTCAACGACGTGCTCGGATCCATGGCCGGACTCATCGGCGGTGCCGTGGTGGACGTGGGAGCCGCAGAACTGGCCATCCTTGGCAACGAGGCAGGAAAGCAGGCACTCGAAGAATCCAAGCGCCTGCGTGGCCGCGATTGGGCAAACAGGAAGAACGCCGCCGGCCGCAATGCGAAAGCATGGGGAACCGCGGAAGGCCGCGCCATCAGCGATCAACTCAACTCCGCGCTCGGAGCCTTGCAATCCGCCATCGACACCGAGGCGGATGCCATCGCCCCGGACAAGGCAAGGATCGACGCCGCGGAAATGAAGGTCCGCGAGGCAGCGCTGGCGCTTCACAACCTGAATCCGGACACGAGTTGGCCCGTCACCGCCGACACGCTCGACCCGAACAAGGACGCCACCCTTGGCGGAGCGCTCGCCGACTACAAGGCCAGCGGAGATCCCCGCGCCTTCGCGCTCTTCCGTGAACGCCTGCTCATGAACAACGGCCGCCGCCAACTGTCCGCCGAACTCATGCGGAAGAACGGCAGCCAAACCGGATTTTTCGGATCGTTCCAAGGCGCACTCCGCGCCGGATGGCAGGAAGTCGCTTCCGAGTTTGTAGCCGATGCCGCAATGCTGGCCACCGGCGGAGGTTCCAAGGCCATCCAGGCGGGACTCCGCGGCGCAGGAGCCGCAGGCAAGGCCGCCCGGGTGGAACGCATGGCAACCCGCATCGGCAAGGGACTGGAAGAAGCATGGAATGTCGGGATCAAACGCGGCACGCTTCAGAAGCCGCTCGGAGCGCTCGAGAATGCCCGCAACGTCGGTGTGCGCGCCGTGCAAGGTGCCGTCGGTGAAGGAGGCGAGGAGGTGATGGTTTCCCCCGGCGATGACTCCCCCACCCCGCTGCATGACTTCGCGGTGGGAATGCTTGGAGGTGTGACGCTCGCCCCGGCCGCTGCCATCGTCGCAGGCATCCGCAGCGACTCCCCCGCCGCCGTTACGCCCGCCATGGCCAAGCGTAACGAATCATTCGCCACCCGTTACAACGCGGAGAACGCAGGCACCGCCGGATTCGTCCCCGTTACGCCGGAGATCGTCGGCGATGCCCGGACCTTCATCAATCCGACCCTTCACGCCCAGACCGCGAGCGAGATCGGCACCATGCAGGAACAGCACGCCGCGATCACCGGCGACGATGAAGCCGCAACCAACCAGCGTGCCCAACTCCGCCAGCAAGCCGGCGAGGCCATCGCCTCACTCGCCGCCCGGCAGGATGACAGCATTCAGGCCGCCCGCTCCATCGCCGAGGTGCAGGATCCTGCGCGCCGCACGTTCCTCACCGGCATTGCCAAGGTCGCCTCGGGGAATGAAGCCGCACTGACCCCGAACGAGCGCAAGGCCATCCAAGGCGCGAAGACGCAGGCCGGAGCCGACTTCTTCGAATCCACCCCGCAGCCGGACGGCACGTTCAGGGAATCCCTCACCCGCGAGGCGATCGATGAA